CTTCGTTCTGGCGTAAGCTGGATGAAGGTGTGGAATTTAACAGAACTCGCTGCGGCTAACGCAGTCCATGGCGTCACTTATGATTGGACTGCGGCGCTCCCAGCCAATAATGGTATTGTTACCATGCGCGATGCTGGTGCTGTTGACGTCAATATGACAACCTCGGCAGCGCTTGCTGTTGGCGGGTTTACGCTTTATGATAATTCAACTAATCCAAATCAAGCGGTTGTTGCTCTCACCTCTATCAGTGGTGCGCTCCCTCCTCGAGTGCTTGTTGCGGCTACAGCAGGTCTTGCTGATGGAATGGTTGTACGGTTGTTTGATACAGCTGGTGGACAACAGCTTGGTGGAATGGACTTCCAGATCACCGTTGCTGATGGTACGCACTTTGATCTCGTCAATATGCCTGCTATTGTTGCTGCTGCTGGTCCAGGTACGTATCGAGTGATTTCTTGGAGTCCGTTTGCATACAGACCGCGTCGTCGCTATATCTCCGCGATTACACAAGCTGCGTCTGCTGTTGTTACTACAACAGTCGATCATGGATATACAATTGGCGATGAAGTTCGTATCTACACGAATACGGATGGCTATGAAGCATTTGGCATGACCCAAATGAACGGATTGATCGGTAAGATTACTGCAACAACTGCGGCAACATTTACGGTCAATATTGACTCAACGGCATTTGATGCATTTGCATTCCCTTTGACTGCAGCTGTTCCATTTGCACCTGCAATTGTGGTTCCAGTTGGAGAAGATGCTGGTAATCCACTCTTATATGATGCAACTGAAAATACATGGACTCTTGGAATTCAACTTGCTCCTGGTATCACTAGTCCTGCAGGAACAGTCGGACAAGTAATTACCTGGCTTGCTGGAACTGACTTTAATATCTAATTACTAACATATCTTAACTAAGGGAGGTGTTTTATTTCACCTCCCTTACATAAGAAAGGATTACTATGGCGATTGTAGCGGCTACAGCTACTAAGGATAAGAAGGAAGCTAAGCAAAATGCTAACCTCGAATACATGCGTAAAAAATACGCTGAACCGGTTCGAGGGAAATTTATCTTCCATGAAGTCCCCGGTGGCTCAATGAGTTTTGTGTATAGAGAATTTAAGGGTGACCAAACAGAGCGATACGATCTTGTTGATGGTCAGATCTATACGATACCACTTGGGGTTGCTCGACACTTAAATAAAAATTGTTGGTATCCCGTTCATCAGTATGCGGTTGATGAAAATGGGAATAAAATACAGAAGATAGGAACGAAAGTCCGTCGTTGTTCTTTCCAGAGTCTTGAATTCGTTGATACGGAGGATCTGACTCCAGAAGGACAGGGTATTATAACCGTTGAGAATGTTATCGGAGAATAAATGAACGAGATGCAAGAAACACAAGTTTCTATAAGATTATCCCATGCCGTTATTATTGTTATTTTGCTCGTCTTTTCCTCTTCGTTTTTAAGTTATCGACTGGGAAAAGGACAAGCTTACGGTGAACTCGTAGAACTACTGGTTAATAATGGCTTATCTAAGTACTTGTGTTTCCTTGCATCGTCAGGGATAGACTGAGAAAGGTGAGATCATGCCTGCTTATATTGCGTTTCCGTTTCCTACATTTCAACCAGCGCTACGATTGATACAATCAATATCAAGTGCGACACCAGCTTTGGTTACTACTACGTTTAATCATCAATATAAGACAGGAACGATTGTCAGGCTTGATATACCTAAAGCAAATGGAATGTGGCAAGCAGATCAATTTGCAGGTGATATTATTGTTACTTCGCCAACGACTTTTACTATGAATCTTGATACAACTTACTTTGATCCATTTATTGCTGCGGGCAGCGCCCAAGTAATACCAATTGGAGAAGTAAGTTCAATGTTAACTGCGGCTACCCAAAACGTGCTGCCGTATTAGGAGTTTAGAATGCCAGCCCCAGCTAGTACGCTTACAGCAATAGAAAACAAAGTAAGAAAGCTTACAAGAACGCCAACTGCCGCACAAATGAGCACAGCGGATATCGATGAGTATATCAATACGTTTATTGTATATGATATGCCAGAACATCTGCGCCAGTTCAATCTCCATCGGCAATTTACGTTCTATGCAAACCCCTATCAAGACACCTACGAAACAAGCGCTGTCGCAACGAATCCACTCTTTAATTTTAAGAACGCCGTTATTAGCGTTAATGGTCCTGTTTATATTGGTGGATATCAGAGTTTCTTTTCCCAATCAAGAGAACAGTTTTTTGGTATATATCCTAAAGTGAATAGTATCGCGTCTACTGGATTTGTTGGGGATGGTGTTACAGTAGCTCCGACTTTCACTGGCAACGTAAATACAAATTTAATTGGTACATCGGGAAATGGATACGTATTACTGCAAAACGAAGTTCTCTTTAGTACGGTAAGCACAACTAACGCAGGGCTTGCTCTTGTTGATGTACCCGTTGTAGATGCTGCCACTGGAAACCCGACCTCCAATGGAAATCTTTATGTACCAGGGCTACAGCCAGCTATTCCTCCCGTTGCTGTTACACCGGCAAATACAATTAATTATGTAACCGGAGTATATAAGATTACATTCCCAGCTGGTTCGATTATTAAACTTGGTGCCCCTATCAATAGCCAGACAGTTCCCCAAGTATGTACGATACCCCAAGCACTTTTATATTTTGATGGGAAATTCACTTTACGTCCTGTTCCCGATCAGCCTTATAGGGTTAATTTCGAAGTGTTTGTACGCCCTACCTTTTTGGCTGGTATTGGTGAAAGTCCAGAACTTGAAGAATGGTGGCAATATATTGCCTATGGCGCAGCTAAAAAGATATTCGAAGACCGCATGGATCTTGAAAGTGTGCAGAACATAATGCCTGAATTTAAGAAGCAAGAATTACTGTGCTTGCGTCGTACGATTGTTCAGAATACAAATGATAGAACTTCTACGATCTATACCGAACAAGTTGGTGTGACGAGTGGTGGTTGGGGCTGGGGCTCCGGAAGTAACCTGTAAGGAGATCCTATGCCTCAAGATAAGTTTCTTATTGCTCCCATTGAAAATGGTTTACAGACAAACTTGCGTCCATTTTTAATCATGGATGATGCCTTTGAGCGATTAAGTAATGCCTATACATTTCGTGGTCGCGTGAGAAAGAGATTTGGAGAAGACACTTTTGGATTAATCGGATTGAATCGCGATATCCCAAGTTCGCGTTTACGAGTACGAATTGGTGTTCTTACTGGCGCTCACGGTTTAGCGGTTACTGTTCCAGGATCTTTGTTTGCAGTAGGCCAAATGTTCTCTATCGGCGATGAGTTTCTTACCGTTACGACAACTGGTCTACCAGCACCTCTATTAGATTCTGGGGTTCCTCCTTGTGCTGTAGCTACATTTAATACAACTACGGGTGCCTTGGTGATAGCGGGAAGCGCACAGCCTGCGGGTACTCCGGTTTATTTTTACCCAGCTAGCCCTGTTATGGGAATCGCTAGTTATGAAACAGGAACTACAATAGATTTGGAACCGCTTTATGCGTTTGACTATCAATTCGCTTACAAATTTACGATAGGACTTGGAACGGCAGGATGGGAACGATCTGGTGTTGCTCTTTTCCATGGAGGCACAGAAGATTATTTTTGGACTACAAGTTGGGCTGGTGCACTTCCTGGGCAGACAGCATTTTTTGTAACTAATTTCCATGTACAAAATCCAAGTGGCGCTGGCGCGGCAACAGATGATCTTATATGGCAAACAGGAGATGGAACTACTTGGGCAACCTTTAAGCCTTATTTTGCTCCTGCCGGAGGGGCAGTTAATACCGGTCCTTTTGTTCAGAGTGCGAGAATTATAATCCCGTTTCATGATCGTCTGCTTCTATTTAATACCATAGAGAACAATAATGCTGGAGGTTTCGGCGTTAATACGCATTATCCTAATCGTTGCCGTTATTCTGCATCAATAAAAATAGCATCACCATTTGCAGTGAATGCCTGGTATGAATTTGGACAGACGGATGCTGTGGGAAATACCTATATAGGTGCTGGTTGGGCAAATGCCCCAACGGATGAACAAATTGTTTCAGTTTGTCCGCTAAAAGATAAATTAATAGTATATTGCGAAAACAGCACCTGGGAATTAACGTATAAACAAAATGAAATCGTTCCATTTGAGTGGCAAAAAATTAATACCGAGCTAGGAGCGGTTTCGACGAATTCCATAGTTCCTTTTGATAAGGTTGTTCTTGGAGTCGATAATATTGGGATACATGCTTGTAATGGATTTAATGTAGAACGTACTGATACCAAGATTCCAGACCAAGTTTTTCAAATTGATAATGCAAGTGTGTATGTGGCAAAAGTCGCTGGTGTGCGTGACTATGTTACGGAGTTAGTGTATTGGTCCTACAAGGGAAAAGATTCAGCAGATATATGGCCGAATAAAATTTTGGTTTATAACTATCGTAACGGTTCATGGGCTATTTTTGATGACTGTATTACTTCATTTGGGTATGTTACTCAGCAAACCGGTATTTTTGAATACGCTACCGTAGTGGCGGGGAACCAACAGGGTTATACTTTTGTGATAAACCCCGATATTTATCGCAATGCTCCGGCCATGCAGATAACTAAAATGGCTGATTTTGCAGGCGTCTCTATTGATCTAACTGTT